GTGGGGAATTAGCCATCCCTGCCTTTTGCATTTCAGCAACAATTTCCGCAGCAAGCGTAGTCTTGTTCTTTCGCTGGAATAGAGCCATTTATTGTCCTCGGTGAGATGGGTTGATGCCGGAAGTGTACAACTGCGCTACTGGTTCTCTCAATAGAACTCCGCAACCTTTACAGTTAAATGCTTCTACGTCATTTGGAATACCGCAAGCCGTACAAGACGGTGCTAGTTGTGCAAAGAACCTGTCGGCTGATGCGCCGGTAGCAAGTCCAAGTTCAGCCAACCCATGCACTAAGGCATCGAGTCGGTCTGGTGAGTAACCGGAGTCAGGAACCCAGCCGGTCATTTGGTCTTCAAGTAAGTCAAATGCGCCAATGTGAGATACGCGGCCTTGCTCATAGAGCGCAGCTATCGGTTCAGCACGAAGGCGTTTGCCGACCTTAGCCACAATGCCCTTGAATGGGATTGTCGCCTCAACGGATCGGATTGTAAGTTCAACCATGTCACCGCCCTGGTTCTTTTCAGCAACCACGCGGTCAGCGTTGAACTCATGGTAGGCGGCAATTGCTCGGTGCGCCCAGCCAGAAGGTGTGTCACGACAACTACGGTCTGCAAGGACATAGCCTCTACCGTCAGTTCCCTTAGCCACTACAACTATTCCTGTTTCGTCAGCGTTTTCACCAGAGGTTGTCGCAGGGTCAATAGCGACCACAATGCGCACAAAGTCAGGTGCTTCTTTAATACGAGCTGACTCAATCATTTCGAGACTCCATAGAGCCCCTGGTGTGTCCGATAAGACTTCACCATAAAGTTCCTGTCTTCCGATACGAGTTCCCTCATAACGGTTTCGCAGTTCAGCGAGCGCAGCCTCAGACAGGTTAGCTGCATTATCAAAAGTACTACCTCTTGTGATGACTATTGAACCGTCTGTGCGGCTTATGAACTCTTTAATAAGTTTCGTCGGGCGAGGTGTAGTCGTGATAACGACTTGTGGATTTCCAATTCGGAGCGCCGGTGCAAGACCAGCAGTCCATGTTTCTTCGTATCTCCAAGCTGCAAACTCGTCGAGCCAAGCGCCTGAGAGGTTTAATCCTCGGGCTCGGTCTGGTTCGTCAGCAGAAATCATGTGAATCTTTGATCCGTTGGACAGGGTTATCTGACCATTGGAGCGGTTGTAGAACGAAAGTTGTCCTGGTAACAGGCTTTTGATTATTCCTGATGGGCCTTCAACGCAGGTACGTCGAACGTCAGTGAAGGTAGGAGCAACTACTGCCCATTCGGTTCCTGAGTGATTAAGTGCTTGCTCGCATAGCCAGCCAGCGCCGGTAAAGGTTTTTCCCCAGCCACGACCAGAGATAACTAACCAGATGCGCCAATCGCCTTCTGGTGGTAGTTGATGTGGTCTGGCGTTTAGTCGGTAACGAGATTGGCTAAGTTGTTTTTTGGCGTTCTCTGCTTCAGCCTCAAGCTTGCGCAGTTCCAATGCTTCGAGGCGTTTCAACTCCAACAACTTCAGCGTCGATAATGTTTGCATCTTCCCCTAGCGTTTCCTCAAGGCGACGTATCTCGCTCTGAATGTAGTCAAGGGTAATGACCTCGTGTTTGATTGGTGCGTCAAGACCCCTTAGTTTTGCAGCGCGTTCTTGTATTGCTAGCACTCGGTCAATAGCGAATAGTGATCCCTTGTCGCCTGACAGTGCCTTGTCCATAGCGACTTCCATCAGCATATCGAGGCGTTGACCTTCAAGTCTGCGGTACTCATCTACGGCTTCTGCTGGTATTGCAGCAAGCGCACGTTGGCAACGGTTGTAGGCGGTTACCTTAGAAGTGCCAATAGAGTCAGCAATTCGTTGGTAAGACCAGCCTAGTGAGCGTAGTTTTAGAGCCTCGGTGTCTAGGTGAGCTTGTTCTTCTGTGCGTACAAACTGTGTCATTGTTAAGACGGCCTAGCGTTAATTGGGTGTGTTCATCTTGTGGACAAGAAACGCCAATAGTAACATACAATACTACCACATTTGGTTACACCTATGTAATTACTAGCGTGTAGTTATGGTTACAAACCTATGACCAGAAACGGTGACCTCACGTTCGTGGTGTGCATGGCTGAGGCTTCAAGGGCCTGATAAAGACTTCCCTCATCCTCGTGGTCGGTGAATAGTGATCCAAGTGCTGGAGCTGCACCTGAGCCAATAGCACCGTAAGCAATGCCGTCATGGTCTTTCCTAGCCTCTAGTGGCCCTGAGTTGGAAGTTATCTCGTAGAGGTGTCCATGCTCAATGGCTAGTAGTTCCCAGTCGTCTTTGAGGTCGTCGGGTAATTTGACGCTTTCAAGTAATTGCTCAAGTGTGGGATTGTGGGAACGACCTGCGACCTTAAAGTACATTGCCCCGACCCTAAACGAGCCTGAGTAACCCAATAGGAGATTGCCAAACCTGCCTACCTTTGGCGTGGCTATAAGCGAGGCAAGGCCGTCGTCGGTAGAACTGAGGCTGTCTGCGCCTATCCATGCCCCTTCAGGCGTTACCAATCCAGCTACTACGGTCATGCTTTGATAGCCATCCACGCCAGAATCCAAATGCAGACAAGGGTAATTATTGTTGATGTGGTACTCATTTAATCATGTCCCAAATAAGCATAAGAATCGCTCCAGTAACAACACCGATAGCCCAAATTAACCCAATAATAAGATAAGACATAAAACTCATTTCCAGTTCCTTATTGCTTTGTAATACATAATGAGATACAAAGCGCTGTAAGCGATGAAACCGTACTGGTGTGTGTGTATGGCATACACAACCCATACACCTTCGTTGATTGAGAGGATAAACCAGCCTCTGACTTTTTTCTCACCTACAAAGAACAGGCCAGTTGATCCAATAGCTGCCAGTACCCATGACCACATCAGTCAAGTTCTCCGCAGTTGAGGCAAGGCAATGAGAAATCAGGTCGGTAGCCGTGACAGGTTCGACAGTAGTTGCGCTCGTTTGCACCCTGAAAGATGTTGTCAACCTTGCGACGTAGCTCTTTGGTTTCGTTGAAACCGTCTAAGAACTCAGCAAAGTCTTCTTCGCTCATTCCTCAACGGCTTTCTTAATTGCTAATTCAATGAACTCAGACATCATCAAGTCGAGGCGTTTCATGGCTTTTGCAATCTTCATCAGCTCGTCAGCGTCAAAGTCAATGGTTATGTGTGTGACTTCGCTCATGGGTTTTCCGGTATGCGCACACCGCAGTCAGGGCAAAAGAACGAGATGTACTTACGGAACTCGGTAGCACCAGTCTCGGCGTTCAGCAGTCTCCAGTAGCCGTGTTCGCAGTCTTCAGTCATGGTGCTGTGCCTCCGTTGTTAAATGGATCTACCTCTGCGTAAAAGTCTTTAAGTGTTTTCTTACTTGCATAATTCATTGCTTCGTCTAAGTTTTCCTGCGGAACGCCTGACAACACAAGACCGTCAATAAGTTGTTGTATTTGCCACATAGCAAACATCCCTTGTCTTTCGCTTGCGTTCATCATTCCCCCTTAACCCTAAGTGTTCGGTGTCCTGGCGTAAGTTTAGCAAATTGCGCGTACACATCTGGTAGTTGCTCCTTCAGTGCCTTAGTGTCCAGCAACTCCCTGTCCTTTGTGGACTTGTAGGTGTAGAGCGTGTCACCGTCAAGTGTCACCGCCTCAGCATCACCCACAATTCTGAGCAGCTGTGCGCGGATGGAGTCAACGTCGGCTTGGGCTTCGTCTAGGCAAGCCTTCGCCTCTCTGTATTCGTAGATTAGATCCTTGATAAAGTCGTCGCCCTCAATCGTCACGCCACCCTCTGACGATGGGTAGACAGCCTTCAAGGTGTCAAAGTCGGCTTGGTGTCCTACAATGTCTGGTTCTATGTTGTTAACTACCTTGTGCCAAAAGAACGCCTCGGCTTCTTGCAGGTCTGAAAGCTGTTGGTGAGTGTATTCCACTTCCCTAATGACTAGACCTTCTCCACCCACTAGGCAGGCGAAAACGACGTTGTGGATGTTCGTGGTGAGAGCGTAGTGCATACCCTGGTATAGGTAAGCCTCTGGCACTTGATTGTTTGCCCAGCCCTTTGCGTTACCTTTTCCTGAGATACCAGTCGTCTTAATTTCTAGGATGGCAAGAATCCTGGTCGGCTCCCAGTCGAGGTCGGTAACTTTTCCTGGCTCCGCGAACCCATCTGGTTCAACAATGAAGAAGTCCACGTTTGCAAGCTGCCATGAGTAACCGCCCTGAAGCATGACCGGCCAGCAGATAACGGCTGAGTTTGTTTCCTCGGCGTATGCCTCTGCTACGGTGCGCTCTAAGCGGTTGCCCCACTTGGCTGCGTCACCTGCTTCGTCGTTGGCGGTCAATCCACGCTTGTTGGCCCATAGTGAGTACGGACTCTGATAGAAGTTCTTACCCAGAATGATGCTTGCGTCTGAACCGCCTATACCTGTCTTGCGCAACTCCAGCCACTCGTCACGAGTGATTTCATTGGTGTTTGCTATTACTTTTGCTTTTAACATTTAGTGCCTCCTCAAGCTCTAATTGAACACTACACCTGTGACATTGGGATTGTCAACCACCTGCGGATCTAAATCCTGCAGACAATGAGCGCCAAGCGTCAAGCCTAGACTGTGCAGCTCTAAGGGCTTCGCGAGTAGTAGTTAATTTGTTTTCGGCAATTAAAAAGGCAAGGTGTGCTTCCTCGCACTGAACTGTGGCATCGGCCTCTACCTCGTCAACGGTCAACTTGGTTTTGGCTAAGGCTCGAATGGTAAGTCGGGTCTGAGCATACAAGGCTTTGTAGGTGGCTTCGCAGATTGCAGCCTGTTCCCCGGCCGCGTTCATCTGATCCACGAGGTCTTCAATAATCTCAATCTCGTCAAGGATTCCCTTTTGAGTCATTGGCGGTATTAGTTCACGCGCCGGTTGGTTATACCATTTCGTCATCTATAACCACCTCGTTGAACATTGGCGCTGCTTTTGTAATTCTATCTTTGGCAATCTCACCGTACTCAGAGTTCAATTCTGTGCCAACAAAGTTCCTGCCGTGTTGAAGGGCTACTACTGCAACAGTTCCTGAACCCGTAAATGGGTCAAGTACCGTGTCTCCTGCTTCCGAACCAGCTAATACACAGGGCTCTACAAGTGCTTCTGGCATTACTGCGAAGTGAGCGCCTTTGAACGATGCTGTTGGAATTGTCCAAACATCACGTTTGTTACGACCTTTTGGATTTA